ACTTATTATAATTATTATTTAATTATTAAATAAATAATTATAAATTTTCTAATGCGGTTTTTTTACCATGACACTCTCTACATAACGCCTCTAAATTTTCTATATTATTTGACCCCCCATATTCAAGTTTAATAACATGATCTATTTCAAACCAAGCCGATAATTGTTGATTACAATGTTTACAATGCCAATTTTGATTAGCTGCTACATATTTTTTTTTTGTTTCGCTCACACATCGTTTTGTTGATTTTCCACTAGAAGATAATATTTTTCTTTGTTGATGTGTCATATTATATATATTCGAATTTATATAAGGCGCTGCCGTTGTACTATTTGAATAATTATTTATAGAAGCTTGACTAATAGTTTTACCTGTAAAATCTATAATTGGACTAAGAAATGATTTTGTGGTAGAATCAATTGGAACATGTTTTATATAACTATTTGCGCCTAAAAGTATATCAGCACATTGTTTTGGTGATTTTTTAAAAACTAAATATAATGATAATCCTATAAATGCTATAATTAACATTTGATATTGTTTTTTATAACTATAAATTTTTTGTAATAATTTACCGTCATAATATATATTAACAATAATAACACCTGTTATAAATAATATCAATAATTCTATTTTCATTTAATTAATATTAAATTATATTTAAAAAATTATTTAAAAATTATTTAATTTATGCTTCGTCTGTTTTTTCCAATAGTTCAGCTATAATTGATATTTTAGTATCATTTAATTCAAATCTTTGACCTAACACTTTTACAATAATAATATCATTTTCTTTTATAGATATAAATAATGAATTATTATGATGATGGTCTCTTGCTACAAATATAATAAATGGATTTATATCTTCTAAAGTTTCGCACCTAAAACCGACTTTTGTAATAGAATTAACTTTACATTTTATCTTTTGCGTTTCAATTGGATAAGCTATTAAACATTCAAATACTATATTGAAATGTATTAAGTTTGATTTTAGTACACCACTAGATGTATTAATTATGATTACGGAATTTGGTTTAACATATCCTTCACTTATACAATATCCTTCTACTTCTTTTTTTATTTTTTTTTCTACCTCTAAATTTAAATTGGTGGTTATACATTGATTATCTAAATATATCTCTCTTGAAATTAAATTTGTATTATATATATTGAAACTCATTATAATACTTTATTAATAAAGTATTATATTATTTTCAATTTTTTATTTATTATTATATTCAAAATAAATCTACAATAAATCTACAATAAATCTACAATAAATCTACAATAATGATTTATATTTAATCTTTATAAAATATTTTTCCATTTTGTCTTTTTATTTTTTTTAAATTAAATATTAAACTTTCTTCATATCTCATAAACCAAATTTGTTGATTTATTTTAAGATAATTAAAATATCGTAATAAATATTCTTGAAATATACATAACGGTGCTAATTGTAGTGAGCGAAATTCAACTAATACAGAACTATACTTTGTATTTTTTAATATTGAATTAATTTGTGTTATTATTTCTATTTTTCTACTCTGTCCACATCTCGCGCCTGTATTTTTAATCTCATCTATATCTATTGTTTTAAAAACATATTCATATTTACCTAATTTTTCAATACAATCTATAAAACCTATTATATTATTAATTTTATTAATATTAAAAATATTATTAATATTTTTTTCAAAATCTTTATCGTCTTCGGACTCTGTTATAGTCCATTTTCTTTTATGTTTGATATATTTAACAATTATATTTTTACTATTAGTTAATATAATTTCTAAATCATTTATTTTGTACATGCGTGAATTATAATATTCTTTAAGTTTTTCTTCAAAAACGGTTAACTTTTGATTATTGTATAAATATGAAACAATAGAGAGAGTTTTGTCATTTACCTCGTGCTCAATTAAATATTCTATTGTAATTGCTTTAATAGTTTCTCTATCTAATTTTTCATATAAATAATTATAAATATTTTGTAATTGTGTATATACATTTTCTTCTTTTTTAATTTTAGCAATAAATTGATTATTTATAATTTTCTCATATTTACTCTCAATATCTAATATTATTTTTTGTGTATCTAAATCTTTTATAATATTTAAGCGTTCTTGATATAATATATCTGTTTTAATATCTTTTACTGTATTTTCTTTTTTTGGTGATGTTTCTTTATCGCTTAATTTATCTAATTCCGTAAATTTATCTATTATATTATATTGTAAATTACTGGGTTTAATATTTATAGGATTGGTATTATTATAGTACGAATCGTTTTTATCATTAATATATGATGGTTGAAATATAAACATATCTCCAATATTTATTATTTTTCCAGTTGTGCCATATTTATCTTGAATAATATAATTATTATTTTCGGTTAATTCTGTTAACGCATTATCTATTTGATTTAAATTGTAAAATCTTAGTAGTTTTATATATTTAATTAGTTCATCTTTATAATAAAACGGTTTTTCTTTAAACAGATTAATTACTATTTGTATTATTTTATCATTGTGGGTAATTAAATGTGTTTCTTCATACGTTGACATATCTAATTCTTCACTTTCTGGAATTGTATTACTACCTTTAAAATTTGGATTACATTTATAATAACAAGATTCCATATAATCACAAATCGGTGAAAATTTTTGATCTCCTAAATTATGTAAGTACGAAACACCTATAGATAAATTTATTTTTATTTTCATATTTAAAATTTCACTTGTTAACTGTTGTTGACTTTCAGTTAATAAACAATCAACACTTGATTCTTTTAAAACTCTACTTACATTGCCGATCAATTTGGCTTTAATTTCAGCTTTACGATAAATAAATATGTCGCACGCTTCTTGATCTTTTGTTAAAAATGTTCCATGCAAGAATATCATTGTGTTTTTTTCTGATAATTTTAATTCACGATGACTACACGTACGTACTCCGCGTCCTATAATTTGATCTATTCTATTTAAATTATACCATGGTTCTAATATATGTATCTGTCGTATATATTTAAAATCTAAACCTTCACTTCCAGCCATAGATATTAAAATCACTTTCACTTCCTCTCCGTTTATATTCTCAATATTTGTACAAGCTTGAATATCTTTTTGTATATATTTTTTAGGAGATAAATATTCATCACCTGTTATCATAACATATTTTGCGCATTTAAATTTATTATGTTCTTTAATTGCCTCAGTTTTAAATTTATATGTATTTATATCTAATTCCTCTGTTTCTTGTTTCGCAAATAGAGAATTTTTTTCCCCATATCTTCTAAAACCACAACTTTCTAAAGCCAACGCGATTGGTATTAGTCCTCCATCTATAAACTGTGAATATATTATAATAGGTCCCATAGATCCTATTATGTTATCTATTATTGATTTAATTTTACAACTATATTTTCCTATATTTTCTCTTGAAAATACATTTTCTTTAATTTCACTTTTAAAACGATAATTAGTTCTAGATGGTGGATTACTTGTTTGTTCATGTGTCATAATACGATTTAACCCGCCTTTTCCAACTAATAGTTTGATATCCAAATTATATTCTTTATCTTCTAATAATTTATCTAAATTTGGATATGGATAACAAAAATTTAAAGCTTCTATTGGCTTTTGTAAATAAGTATATCCAAATTGGTCTAATTCATCTAATTGGCTTGTTTTGCTTACTTCTTGTAATTTTTTTAATAATAAATCTATTATTAAATTATATATTTTTTCTTGATACTCACTTATATTACTAATATAAATATCTAAATGTTCTATCGGCTTGTCTATACTTTTACCTGTTAATTGAATTTTTGGATAATTTAATTTTCGTAAACTATTCTCTGTAAATATTTCAGGCATTATTCTATAAGGAAAGGTTAACGGATTATCTCCTTTTATATAGCTAATATAACCGTTTATTTTTCGTCTAAATAAGTTTTTACCTATTTCATTTCCGTCTTTATCTGTTAAAAAATTGCCATCTTTATCAAATATATCTTTAATATCTATCGTTGACCGATTATCATTTTTATTTAATAAATTAATTAAATATATTATTTCTTTGTAATCATTATACATTGGAGTTGCTGAAAGTAATACAAATTTAATATTTTTTACATAATCAACTAGTTTATCTAATTCTCTTGCTACTAATTTATTTGAATTATCTGTTGCTCTTATGTTATGAATTTCATCTATTATTATTAATCTATTTTTAAATACTCTTTCTAATCGTAATCTTGTTAATTCTTTCATTCGTGTTTTTGATACTACTATACCTGGTTTAATATATTTAGATATATCACTTGTTTTCATTATATAATTTGCAAACTCTATATATCCAAAAAAAATATAATAAGTATTAATTATATTTGTTATAATTTTAATAATTTGTTCTTTTGTTAAACTATTCAAATTATTAGTAACTTCTTGTAATATTCTATTACCTACGCAATTATTTAAATTCCATAATCCATTTTTATATTCTAATTTTCTTTCATCAAATAATTGTAATCTAAAATTTGCTTGTACATTTGGAGACGCTACTATTATAATTTTTTTTAAATTATTTGTATATTTTAAATACTGTCTCGTATCTTCTGCTATACCAATTGCTGAACAAGTTTTACCAGTTCCTAAACCATGATACAACAATAAACTATTGTATGGAGTGTTAACTGATAAAAAATTCTTTACAAAGTTTTGATGAGGAGATAATTCAAAATCTTTATTACATAAATCTTCGATTTGTTTTTCAATATCAGGTTCAATTATAATTTCAGTTTTATGTTCGTTAAATTCTAATTTTTTGGCTAGCTTTATATTTAAATTTAAATCATCTAAATGTGGATATAAATGGTCGCTATATTCTATATCATCTTTAAATTTATCTTGGTTAAGCAACTCAATTGTATTTAAAAAATACTTTAAATCTTTTTGAGTGTTTAAATTATTAAATATAATATTTAATTGGTCTTCTTTAACCGAAATTTTATATATTGATTGTTTCATTTGTTCTAATAAATTTATATCATTACTTGTTTTAATATTTGGTTCACTATCATGTTGTATTTTTTTATTTTCTTCGGTTTCGGCGTGTTCTTCTGTATCTTCCTCTTCGTCTTCTTTATCCGACACGTATTTATCTTC